TTAATACATTTGAATGTGCAGATGATGAAATAATTACATCCACAGTCAAAAGGGCTATAACCCATACTCCAGAAGAAGATTCATATGGATTATATAAAATAAAAACTGATAGTAATGAAGTAATTACCACTGGAAACCACCCATTTCTAACAGATTCAGGTTTATTTGTTGGTGATGATATGTCTAAAAAATTCCAATGGATAGGAGTGTTTGAACTAGAACCTGAAGATTTTATTTATAATGAAGATGGTAAAAGAGAAAAAGTGGTTTCAATAGAAAAATTAGATTATAAAGATAAAACTTATAATATAGAGATTAATGGTTCAAATACACCCCATTATATAGCAAATGGATTTAGAGTTCATAATGCTTTATCTCCAGAATATGGTCAATCTTCAGATTGTATTGGTGTAGATTGTTTTAAAAGTCCAGGAGGAATACAGAGGAGACCGGGTAACAGTACAATAATGAGGGCCACTTGTTTTCCAGCTGGAACTCAAATTGATATGGCTGATGGTACGACTAAAAATATTGAAGATATTAAAGTCGAAGATAAAGTTAAAAGTTATGATGAAGATACGGGTGAAATTAAAGATGATACAGTTAAAATGATTGAGAAACCTTTAAGAGATGGTATGGCTACTATTACTTTTAAAGATGGTAGTAAATTAAAAATTACAGTTGATCATCCATTATACACTAGAAGAGCAGCAATAACATTACCAACACAGGCTATACCAGAGTTTATCGGTTGGGGTTCTATAGACAACACTTATACAAAATATTATTATTTAAGTTTTTCAAAGACTGTTAAATTAATAGAGTTGAAGACAGGAGATGAAATATTTAAAAATGATAAGACTTGGAATGAGATAGTTGATATTGAATATATATCGGGTAATATTCAGGCTTATAGTTTGGCTGATGTTGATACAAATAGTAATTTCTTTGCTAATGGATTTTTAGCACATAATGGAGCTGGTGGCCGCTGTATCCAGGCCCCAGAAGAGCCTAAAATTGAGATGAGAGGTGGTAGAGTGAGACGCGGTGGAAATATTAATAGGAGAAATAAAATGGGAAGAGGTGGAAGAACAAGACCTGTAGCTAGAGGCAGAGGTAGACAAATGGCTCGTGGTGGAAGAGCAAGACCAGCACCAAGAGGCCGCGGAAGAAAAATGCCAGGTGGTGGTAGAACTTGTGGTGTGCCAGGACAACCACCATGTCCAGGTGGTGGACATCGTAGTGGTGGAAGAGTGGGCAGACCAGCACCAAGAGGTAGAGGTAGAGCAATGGCTCGTGGTGGAAGAACAAGACCAGTACCAGGAAGAATGCAACACGGTGGAACTCTTAATACTAATTCTGGATTACCAACCAGTCCAAATTGTCCCGTTGGGTGGGCTATTGCAGCAGATGGTTCTTGTATTCCCGAAGGTCACTAATTTAATAAAATTGTTAGATATTCTCCTATAAGTTAATATTTATTTATAGGAGAATATGATGGCAATAAAACCAATAACAGATAAACAATTAATAGATAAAACAACTGTAAATAGAGAAACACAAATATCACAACGAAATATGAATACTCGTGGTGGAGGCAATGATTCTCAGACGGTTGTGCCTGGCATAGATTTAAGTAAACAATATTCTATAACTCTTAAAGATATAGATTCCTCTATAATTACCTATATAAAAAATGTAATAACACCAGTTATTCGAGAAGCTAATGAAAAAGTTAAAGTTCCTGTGATGTATGGAAACGAAGAAAGATGGGCTGCAGTTAGAAAAAGAGGTGTGTTAAGAGATAAAAATAATGCATTTATATTACCATTAATTATGTTAAAAAGAACATCTGTTGAAAAAAGTGATATGATACCTGGATATGAACATGATATTAGAAGAAAATATACAGAAATAATTAGAAGTACAGGATGGTCTAAAGATAATAGATATTCTAGATTTGCACTCCAAATTGGTGATATGGCTGTTTATGAAAATTTAGTTACTACTATACCAAATTTTGTAAATATAAATTATGAATTTGTATTATGGACAAATTATATTGAACAAATGAATCCACTGGTTGAAATATTTATGGAACATGATAAAACATATTGGGGTGATAAAGATACATACAGATTTATTTCAACATTAGATTCAGTAAGTGATGCATCAGAAATGAATCAAGATGGTGAAAGATTTATTAAATCGACATTTTCAGTTATAACAAAGGCTTATTTATTACCTGAAGAAACTAATTCAATTGTTATGGGTAAAATGGGCCAGGTTCAAAAAAGACTCACACCATCAAAAGTTGTATTTGGTTTTGAGGGTAATGCAACAAATGAACAATTAGGAATAAAATAATGAGGTTTTTTAAAATTTATATATATTTATATACGAAACGTAATAATAATTAAAAACGAGGTTATAACTACATGGCAACTAAAGAAGTAAAATTCACAGAAGATGAGATGAAACAAATAAATGACTTACAACAAGGATATTTAGGTGTTCAAAATGCATTTGGACAAGTAAATGTCAATAGGCTTAGATTAGAACAACAATTACAAGCCTTAGATACAACAGAAACTAATTTAAAATCTTCATTTGTAGAAATTCAACAAAAAGAAAGAGAATTTGTTGACGGTATAAACAAAAAATATGGTGATGGTAATTTAGATTTAACTACTGGAGTATTTACATCAAAACCAACCGAAGAAACACCAGATAAAACTCTATAAATCATAAAATTAATTTATCGTTTGAGATATTTTTTGTATATTTATATATGATTGATATTTTTATGCGCAAATCAATCTAAATTTATAAAATTTACAATCCTATAGGAGAATTCAAATGGCAGAAAAAATCGTATCCCCAGGTGTATTTACCAAAGAAATAGATGCATCTTTTTTACCCTCAGCAATTGGTGACATTGGAGCCGCGATTATAGGTCCAACTGTGAAGGGACCTGCATTAATACCAACTGTTGTAACATCATATGCAGAATATCAGGCAAAGTTTGGTGATGTATTCAAAAGTGGTTCAAATAGTTTTACATATTTAACATCTATAACAGCACAAAATTATTTAAGACACTCTGGTAAACTAACAGTTGTTAGAATTCTTGATGGTACTTTCGCAAGGGCATCTGCAAATATACCTTCTGGTAGTGGACTGTATAATACTGGTAGTGCATACCCAGGTGGGGCAGAAGCAGGTAACGCGGCTGGCCATAGTGTGGCTGAAGGTGAAGGATATACCGTATTTACATTAAATACACACGCACATGGTGCAACTTTAAATAATACAGGATCACTTGGTAATACAAATAATATTTTAAAGGATAGTGGTTCAAAAGACAATATTCGATGGGAAATTTCTCAAGTAAATCCAACTCGTGGTACATTTACTCTTTTAATAAGAAGAGGTGATGATGTTATTAACAGAAAACAAATTGTAGAAACTTGGAATAATATTTCAATGGATCCAAATTCAAATAATTATATTGGACAAATGATTGGTGATCAAGTTGCATCAATAAATGGTCAAGGTGGAAGTGATCCTTTTATTTCATATACAGGCAATTATCCAAATAAATCAAAGTATGTTTATGTATCTAATATAAGAGATACCGTTGATTATCTTAATGAAAATGGTGCTGTTAGAGTACCCGCCAATTCTGCATCTCTACCAGGTCTTGGTAGTGGTTCATATGATGGTTCATTTGGTGGTGGTGGTAATGGTGTTGCAGGATTTGATTCTATAGGTAATGTTGTGACTTCATCAGGTACTACTGGAGCCATACATGGTACTCAAGCATATAATTTTTATAGTAACATTAACGGGTCCAATTCTCAAGGATATGCTTTACAAGCAACAACAAATAATGATGGTGGTCAATCTTACATAGATGCACTTAATTTGTTATCAAATGCAGATGAATATGATATCAATATGATATTAATTCCTGGTATTGTTGATAGATTAGGAGGTGCACATACAGGAATTATTTCAAAAGCTATTGATGTTTGTGAAACAAGAGGTGATGCTTTTCTTATCTATGATGTCGTAGAACACGGCAAGGGAAATTTAAAGACAGTTACATCTCAAGCAGGTAACAGAGATTCAAATTACGCGGCAACTTATTGGCCATGGGTTCAAATAAATGAATCAAATACGGGACAATATCAATTTGTTCCACCTTCAGTTGTTATGGCTGGTATTTATGCATTTAACGACAAAGTTGCAGCTCCTTGGTTTGCACCAGCCGGGTTGAACCGTGGTGGTTTGGATACTGTGGTTCAGGCAGAAAGAAAACTAACACATGCAAATCGTGATGAATTGTATGAATCCAATGTTAATCCAATTGCTACCTTCCCTGGTCAGGGTGTAGTAGTTTGGGGACAAAAGACATTACAGAAAAAGGCATCTGCACTTGATAGGGTTAATGTAAGACGATTGATGATTAAAGTTAAAAAATTCATTGCCGCTTCTTCAAGATTTCTTGTTTTCGAACAGAATAACTCTGCTACAAGGGCTAGATTCTTAAATATAACAAACCCATATCTTGAACAAGTTCAAGCTCAAAGTGGTTTGAATGCATTTAGGGTAGTAATGGATGAATCAAATAATACTCCAGATGTTGTAGATAGAAATATACTGTATGGACAGATATTTTTACAACCTACAAGAACTGCTGAGTTTATTGTATTAGATTTTACAATTCAACCTACTGGGGCAACATTTCCAGAATAATTAGTAAATAGGAGAAGATTCTTATGGGTGAAAAAATTATATCCCCAGGTGTATTTACAAAAGAGGTAGATCAAACTTTTTTACCAGCAGCCATAGGTGATATTGGAGCGGTTGTAGTAGGTCCAACGGTTAAAGGTCCAGCTTTGACTCCAACAGTTATTAGGTCGTATTCTGAGTTTCAAGCAGCATTTGGTGATGTATTTAGAAGTGGTAGTAGTTATTATCAGTATCTAACATCCATGACTGCTAAAAACTACTTAAAACATTCAGGAACACTGACTGTTGTTAGAGTAATGGGTTCTGGTTATACTCATGCATCTGCTACAGTATCTTCATCATTAGACCCCGCCATTTTAGGTGGAGGAACACAACATACTGGTAGTATAACTATTACTGGTAGTTATGGTGGTGAAGGAGTAGCACCAGCACATTCCGCATCACTTACTCCAGGGGGAGGATATGGTGGGACAACAGTTAATCTTATATTTACTGGTTCTAATTATCTTCAAAGAACCGGACTGGTAACTGATTCATCAACTACTTTATATTTTACATCTAAATCAAATGCAGAACAAAGTGCATTTACTGCAAGTGTCCATTTTAATAACAGTAGTTCATTAGTAGGATTATCATTTATTTCTGCTTCTGCAACTGGTTCAAGTGATGGTACATATACATCAGGAATTATTAATTTTACATATAAACAAAAAGGTTCGTATGGTGTTATAAATGGAAATCCAACTGGTAGTAATACTGCATCCAAAGCAGTAGGTTTGGGTGGTTCATATATTGATTATATTAATATAACTGGTTCAAAAGGAACTGATTTTGCATCAGAATTTACTGTAAAGAATTTTGCAGGTGGTTCAGATTATGCTACTTCATATAGAACTCCATTTAAATTACATACTTTATCTCACGGAAAAATATTAAATAATTCTGCAAGTCAAGGAACAAATAATATTTTAACTGACGGTACTCAAAATAATATTAGATGGGAAATAGGAAGTCTAAATAAAAATAAAGGTACATTTTCATTACTCATAAGAAGAGGTGACGATATTATTAACAGAAAACAAATTCTTGAAACTTGGAATAATGTGTCATTAGATCCAAATTCAAGTAATTATATTGCTAGA